TCCGAGCCGACTTCAAGCGAATGCTCGGAGAATATAAGCGTCTTTTTGTCCGCTGAAATCTCGCGGATAATAGGCGTCTTGTTGTTCTCAGGGTGAGTGACGCAGCCCGAGATAGTGACAGCGTCCCCGACGTTAAAATCAAACGCCGCTCCTGTGGTCTTGAGACAGCAGCCCTCCGCCGGCTCACCGTAGAGCGTGCCGTCAGAAAACGAGATCGCCCCGGCAGCGCCGATGTATTTCTTGTAGAGCGTCCCGAACGCTCCTGTCTTCGTGTTGTAGTATTTCTTGTCCGGCATGATGATGATATAAGCGCCAAGCGCCGCGAATTGCTTGCGGGTATTAGTGACGCTCCCGACCGCTGTGCCGTCGTCCTTATACAGCGAAGTGCCGGACGCGATATATAAGCCGTCCCATGAGAACAGCCCTTGCGGGTTCTGCACCGGGCTTGACCGTTCCTGACGTCTTTCTCTCGTTCTGATAGACGGATAAGCCCTTGATGACATGTTCTTCATGTCGTATATCTCGCCCTCGGAACACGCGGCAGTGTGCATGTACCCGCCGAACCGTGTAAGCGTATGTTTGCGTATGTTGTCTCTGTATGGCAATCTCGGAAGCGCCATAGTATCAGTCTCCTTTCTCGGAGTCGTCCTCGAATACCACGAACGGAAGCAGGCAAATAATATCGTTGGCGCTCAGTTCGCCGTCGGGAAACGGTATCGTGACCGGCTCTATCTCGCGTTCGATAGGCAGCCGTAGCAGCTCCCCGATGTCGCGCTCGTTAGCCGGTCTGTTGTCCGCGCCGTTTTTCGTGACGATCGCTTCTCTCGCCTTGTCGAACGCTATAAGCTCTTCCTCAAGCTCCCGTATAAGCGTCGCCAGTCTGTAAGCGTCTTTGACAGGAATAGGCAGCCGCACAAGCCGCTCAAGCGCTTCTTTCGCTGTCAGCAATGTCAAGTTAGTCATATATGTTTCCTCCTTATACGATTTGCACCGTCGCGCCCGCGTCAAACACGCCCACCACTGTGCCGGCGGCGTTGATAAGCGTTATATACAGATGCGGTGGCGTATAGCTTGTATTGAGATACACACTAATGTTGCTCCCAGCCTGATAAGATCCTTGACCGCTAAACACGTACATATGGTCTGTCCCGTTCGCTGTTCTGACATATTTGTTCGAGCCCATCACAACGTCAGAGTTCATATGTATTTTTCCGCCTGTCGTAGTCGTCAATGTGATATTCCCGCCGTTCGTGTTAGTAGTCGCAAGCGCGAGCCCTGTGCTCGCGAGCCCTACTTCCGCCCACTTGTTGTTCTGCCAGTAGAATGCGAGGTTGGCGCCGTAGTTAGCCGCAGACGTCAAAACCGCGCCGTTCTTTTGCCATGTGCCCGAGGTGTTCCAGTAGCCCGTTTCGAGCGTCGTGCCGAATATCCTGATAGCGTATGTTGTCTGCCCGGACACCGACGCGTTAGTAGCAAGCGTAGCGCCTGTAATAGTGCCGCCGACTATTGACGTGCCGGAGATGCTGCCGGCGCTTATGGAAGCGCCTGATATCGTGCCCGCGCTTATGGCAGTACCCGTTATGGTGCTGCCGGAAGTGAGCGCTCCCTTCATGGAGATAGCGCCCGCGGGCGTTACGGAGAATACAGCGACGTTCGAGCTGTTGAATATCGTAAACCCGCCGTTCTTAATCTGTATCCCGTTCTTGTTTATCAGCGTTACTACGTTGTCGTTGTCGTCGATGATAGATAGCGAGAAGCCGGCGGTGGTGAGCTGCGCCGACACGCTCTTCTTTATGGAGTCCGATATATCAGCGGAAAATCCGTTTACTGTCTGTGTAAGCGAGGATATGTTGCCCTCCGCTGTAGTTATCCTGCTTGTCAAGCTGGACGATGTTTGCTGTAAGGTTGAGATATTTCCCTCGGCTGTGGTTATCCTGCTTGTGAGCGACGTCGATGTCTGCTGTAAAGTAGAGATGTTGCCTTCCGCGGAGGTTATCCTGCTCGTCAGGCTGGTCGCGGTCTGTTGCAGAGTAGAGATATTGCCCTCGGCGGAATAGATACGGCTTGTCAGACTGGTAGCAGTCTGCTGTAAAGTGGATATATCGCCCTGCGCCGTTGACATCTGGCTTGTGAGAGTTGTTGTTGTCTGCGTCAGCGTCGCGACGTTCCCCTCTGTGTCCGCCAGTCTTGAGGCAAGCCCCGCCTGACCTGCTTCAAGGTTGTTGATGTTTATCGTTATCGGCGTAGTGATATAGTTTGATAGATTGCCGAGCTCCGTATCGTTAAAGTTAGACATACCGATATTCGAGAGTGAAAAACGGAGCTGTTCTTTCAGCATGAAAAGATAGTCGAGAATAGTCTGTATGACTTCCGCTTCTCGGCTGTCTTTTTTTCTTAAATCTTCCGGCATCTCCGGAAATAATGTGTCTGTGGTTAAAATATCAGCAGGCATTCGGCGGCCTCCTTTCTTTTATGCTGTTCTAAAGGTTAAATTAGGCCGCCTTTGCTTTTGCTCCGCAAAAGCCTTTAAGTAGCGCCGCCATGAGGCAGTCTCCTTTCTCTTATGCTATATCTGCGCGCCTATTCCTCCGCGTCCCTGATCTCTATAAGGATATCCGCCACACGCTCGCACATTATGGCGGCTTCCTCTCTCGTGACGTAGTCTCTCGGCCTTGTGCCGTCCGTTATGCCGAGTTCCTTCGCGAGCGCGAGCTCTTTTTCAGCCCATTTAGAGGTTGGCAGCTTCCCGCGCTCCTTGATGTAACGCTCCATGTATTCTACAAATCTTTCATATGTCATAGTCTCTGTCTCCCATGTCTCGATAAATTTATCGGGGCTGCCGTATTTTTGAAGCAGCCACCTGCAGCTCTGGTTCGGCATATACTTCTGCAACTCGAAGTGCGGTTTGTCAACGAACGTGCGGAAGTCGCCGCCCCAGAACAAGCCGAACGATTTGCCTATTTGACCCACTCGATAAAAGAAGTTATCGCTGTCGTCATACTCTTTGCCTCTCACGTTACGGCAGAAATCAAACGCCACGCCCCAGCAGTGAGGGCTCTGCGGGTATCTCGCGCGTGTAACTATATTCCCCGGCATCGTGCGCCCCTTGGCGTACAGCGCCTCCTGCTCGGCTTCCGTCCGGAATGTTTCGGTTATAAGGACGTTCAGATTGGCGGACTTGCACATATCGAGAAATTCAGGGATAATCGCCTTTAGCTCCGGGTGGAGCTTTGTTATGTCTCTACCCATAATCTTATTCCTCTTGCTTAAAGGGGATTATTCCCCTCATCATCTTTTGATGGGAGCGTGTCAGGCTTTTCGCCCTCGTCGCTTTTCTTTTTTAGTTCATCCAATGCTTTCTTTAGGAACGGAGGATATGGAACCCCCATATTGCCGACGTTTTCGAGTATTGATATTCCCTCGTTTGCGACGAAGGAGAGTATCACGACATCACGGACGAAATGCGTATGCAGCGCGAAATCAAGCTGCGCGGCGACAAGCACCACAAGCAGGATTGCTCCTTTGCGCAATAATCCGTAAAAGCATGCCTTGCTCGAAGCGCCGCCGCTCGGCGTCTTGGGCGACTTCTTGAACACGAACGCCAGCACAAGCCCCGTAATATAATCTACCGTCATGAAGATTATGAGGGTCAGCATGGCGTCCGACCAACCGCCGTAAAAATTGATTATAGCCGAGCCTATGGTAGCGAGCGACGCGAGAATTACATCTTTGATAAGTTTCCAGTTCATTTTTTCCGTTCCTTCTTTCTTTTTATCATCATTCAATGAGTGTCCAGTCTTGTGGACGCACCGCGGGGGAATATGCGTTATTGTCAATATTGCTTTCGTACACATGGCCCTCAAACACCACGCGCACGCCCTTGGCAACGGTGTCATGCGCGCCTGTGGCAGGTTGATATATCATGTATCCCGTGACAGGGTCAATCAGGATAAGGTTGAATAAATTGCTTGTATCCGGCGGCCAGCTTGCCTGCGACACGTGAGACGTATGACACTGGTATAGATTATCGTTGAAGATGCAGAATGATACATAGGCTGTATAGGACACGCCATCTGGTGACCATTCAGGCTGGAAATAGAATGTAGCAACGGCTTCCGCCGTTGTCTGGACTGTGCCCCTTATAAGCTGTTCTATCGTGGTTCTGATTTTCGTTGCTTTTTCGGACGAAATTACAATGTCCTCGCCCTCGGCGGCGCCAAGCAGGATATTCGTTACAGCGTTAGAAGTTCCTATGCTATCCTGCAATAATTCCAACTCGGTCTTCTGCCCCATGGTGACCGTGACGGTGCCGTTGCGATAATCCACAATCTCGCCCGCTACACAAAAGCTGTCATAGCTTTCGTACTGCTCCGTTTGTTCAAGCGTTTCAGGGTCGGTTATAACCGTCACGTTCCCGTACTTCGCGTCGTTCACGAAGTACGTCTGAATGTCCGGCACCGTGACCTCCGAGAAGCTGAACCGCATACACGAGCGGCTCACGCCTCCAAGGAATGTTGTCAGCCGCTGTGACGATGTTGGCGTAACCTCTCATATTGTTTCGTTGCTGTCGTTATAAAATCTGACCATGCGTGTTCCCTCCTATGTTATGTCTGCAATGTGTACCAGTAATCACCGCTTATTCCGTCATGCGGATACGCGTCTGCGTCTGCGGTTATAGAATCTACGTAGTCGCCTTTCGGGTTCCAAGCAAATGTTTTATATGTTACATTCGATCCGGATATTGATAAATATTCATAAAGATACGTTCCTGTTGTGCTTTCTACCAAGGCGGGGCGGTAAGATGGCGCCGTCCCGTCTCCCGATTCGTATTTGTAGCTTTCTATGGTGTCTCCTGACATTACAGTTGTATATGGACCATCGCATACAAACTTCGGCTCATTGTTAATAATAGACTGTGAATATGTGCTATGTAGCCTCATTCGGTTTCCGGGTGCTATGCTTGTAGTCCCGGAGCTGTGAAGCGTTATTGTATACGATATTGCATATCGATTATAGGTACAATTTCTCAGTACCCAGCGATACCCGCTTTGTATTCCGAGCACAGGATATGTTCCGGGTGCCGCCTGTACATCTTCAAGGTATGTATAGCCTGATATTACTGCGTCTGTATATCGTGTATAATTGATAGTCTTGCTTGTCAATCCGCTAATGCTTCTGACATAATATAGCGTGCTTCCTGTTGTAGCCGAAGATGAGGACGTGGAAATATCCACAATCCATTTGCCGGTTAAGTTTTTAACCTGTGTGCTTGTGGGGCTTACAAGCGTGAATACTCCGTCCGACGATACCGTATAGCTGTCCGCCGCCATCTTGGTGGTTGACGAACTCATGGAGGAAGATGAGCCGTCATAAGCCGTGCTCTCATCCTTGTCGTATTGTATGCTGTACTTCTTCCACGTCAACAGCTTCGCGCCGCCATACTTTGGGAACCGTCCGCTCATCCTCATGACAGGTCACCCCACAGATACCACACGTTGGCGGCTTTGTATTTTACGCCCGCTGCTCCGTACTGTCCGCCTATCGTCAGCTTGTTGTCTTTCGAGCGTATCGAACAGCCGCTTGCCGCCGCAAAAGTAACGGTACCGGTGTTGTCCTGTATGAACTCGATTTCCGTTCCTACAGCGCAACCTGTGCCGAGGGTGATTGTAATGGCGCTTGTGTTCGTGCAATACAGCTGCTTGCCTTCGTGCGTTGTTCCGACCGTAGTGTTGGCTGAAATATCCACCGTCGCCGCACTCGCTTGCGTAGGCGAAATCTTGCCGTCCGAAAGGTCAGCCTTGTCGTTCCACGCTGTTCTTTCTGCGCTCGTGATATGAACGGTCGTATTGCCTGTATGGCTTGTTAAATCAGAGGCGTTAGCCTTGCCGTTAAGTGCCGTCTGTGTCGCTGTGCTGACAGGCTTATTCGCGTCTGAGGTATTATCCACGTTGCCAAGCCCGACATCGCCCTTAGCCAACGTAACGGCTCCGGTTTTTCCGGCAACAGAGGCGACTGTGTTTACCTGCGCTCCGGCTTCTATCTCGTCAAGCTTTTTTAGCATGGGTCCGTTTGGTATACCGGCGTACCATACGTTGTCAACCTTTTCGGCGAAAGGAATTTGCCCAACAGTAGTCTGCGTGCCGTTCTTGGTCTGCTTGATAGCAAAAGCGGTGCCAACACCGCCTGCGGACATCGAGCCGCTTACGGCGGTTAAATATTTTGCGTCGGACGCCGAGGCTACCTGATTGATGATGGCCGTCTGGTCTGCGGACGTCCAGTAGTCGGTGCCGCGCACAGGCGTATATCCGTCGCTGCCGTCTGCCCCGTCACTGCCCGCAGGTCCCGCGGGTCCTTTGATATTTCTTGTTGTGGGGTTTGTCAAGCCTCCGTTATTGGTCCACGATATATCTCCCGCCGTCGATACCGAGGGAGTAAACACCGCGCCCGCGGGTCCCGCGGCCCCGTCTTGGCCGTCGCTGCCCGGATCCCCCTGAGGACCTTTGATGTTGACGGAAGTCGGATTGACTAATCCTCCATTGTTCGTCCACGATATCACACCGGCGGATGATACAGCCGGAGTAAACACCGCTCCCGGACTGCCGGGACTGCCCGGGCTTCCGTCAGCTCCCGGGCTGCCTGTATCGCCTTTAGGGCCTTTTATATTGACGTCAGAGGGGTTTACTAACCCGCCGTTGTTCGTCCAGGAGATTACTCCTGCCGCGGATACGGCAGGCGTGAATACTGCTCCCGCCGGTCCCGCGGGTCCCTGAATAGTGCCGTTGTCGACCCATACGGAGTTGACCCCGTCATACACGTATATCGTGTACGGAGCGCCGGAACCCACGCCGTAAGCGTCGCCGGCGGCAGGGTTTGTCGCCGCCGCTTGCAAAGCCGAAAGCGTAGCGTAATAGCCGAGTATAGTGAAATTGCTTCCGTCCTGACCGTCCGCTCCCGGACTGCCGGGACTGCCCTGCGGTCCCTGAGGTCCCATGATGTTAACCGATGTGGGATTTACGAGTCCGCCGTTGTTCGTCCAGGAGATAAGCCCTTCCGTCGACACCGAGGGAGTGAATACAGCGCCCGGACTGCCTGTCGCACCGTCGCTGCCGTCTTGTCCCGGAACGCCTTGCGGTCCTTTAATGTTGACTGACGAAGGATTAGGCAGTCCGCCGTTGTTCGTCCAGGAGATAAGCCCTTCCGTCGACACCGAAGGCGTGAATACTGCTCCCGGGCTTCCGTCGCTGCCGTCTTGCCCCGGGTTGCCCTGGGGGCCCTTAATGTTGACTGAGGTTGGATTGACAAGACCGCCGTTATTAGTCCATGAGATTACCCCTGCGGCAGAAACTGACGGAGTAAACACTGCCCCCGGAGCGCCGTCGCTGCCATCACTACCCGGGCTTCCATCTTGTCCGTCACTTCCCGGAACGCCCTGAGGGCCCTGAGGTCCCGTAAGAGCCGCGAGCTGAGCCTCGGTAAACATATCGTACGTGAACGGCGCGCCGTCAGCACCCGGACTGCCCGGAACTCCCTGGACACCCGGGACGCCTTGAGGACCCTGGGGGCCTTGCAGCGTGCCGTAATCAACCCAGGCCATAGACACGCCGTCAAAGATGTACACGTTGTACGGGGTCTGCGCGCCTACGCCGTAAGCGTCGCCCACCTCGGGAGCCGGGACAGCGGCCTGTAGCTCCGCAAGCGTGTTGTAGTGCCCAAGAAGCTCAAATCCGTGGCCGTCTACTCCCGCGGGGCCTTGAGGACCGACAAGAGAAGCGAGCCAGTCTTGTTCCGTGCCGCTGAACCCATGCTTGACGGCAATCGCGTATGCGGAGAGATAATAACCGAGAGTTTCCGCCTTGCCGTCGGCCGGGCGGTATGTCTTAGCGTACCACCTCTGATACTCAAGCATGTACTCATTGTACAGCGTTATCGTGTTATGGTACTTGTTGTATTCGCCGTTCGCGAAATCTATCATGGCGGTTAGGTAAGTCCAGTAAACGCCATTGTGAGGAGCAGGAACCAGCAGCTCCTTGCTCGAATCTTCTGCATAATCGTACTGGATAACGTCCGCGTAACCCAGCAAGTGGATATATGTCTGAATGTAGCCCTCCACTTCGTTAAGCCACATCGTTTTAATCTGGTTCGAGAAAGCGTTCGGCTTCATCTCGTCAACCATCGCTATCAGGTTCTCCAATGTCATTCGGCGACCCTCCCTTCTCTGTGCTGTAAATAATGCTGCTTCCTGTTATTAAGTATCTTTCTGAAACAGAAACAATTGTTATTTGCGTGCTATACGCAAGAACAGCGGAAGACGGCATAAGCCGCCCTCCGCTTAAGCAACTTAGGATAGCGTTGAGCCGCCGGTCACGCCGCCGACGATAGCGAACCGCCAGTCGTTGAAACCGCCGATGAATCTCGCGTAGCCTTTCCACATGTTGGCGTCGTTGCCGTCGTCGATATGGCTTCTGACTTCGAGCGGTGTGCGGTCAAGCCAGGGGGCCGCGTCATGCTCCTTGTTATACCTGGAATCAATGAGCACCCAGGGAGAAGTGCCCGAGGTAATGAACTCGTTGAGATACGGCCATACAATCACGTTCCATCTGCCGTACTGGTAGTTGAACTTGTTGTAGGCTGTACCGGGGTCTTTGTCAGCGCCGATAGCGCCGAACACGGATTCTTTCAGCGTGTAGTCGTTCGCGATGAGGATAGTATCAGGGGAGATGGCGAGTACCTCGCCCGCGTCGCCTCTGAAATCCTGCATCTTGCTTTCGAGCGCGCCGAGGGTTGTCGCTGAGAAAGCGGCCGCGTACAGGTTAGACTGGTTGGACTTGCCAAGCTTCGAGGGGTGCGTCTTACTGAATAGGTTCTGCCCGTCAGCCGTCTTGGCGTCAAATGTCTTGCCATAGAACGTGGCTGTCGCGTTGCCCTTGATGGCGTTGCCGAACAGCGCAGCCGCGAAACGCTCTCTTGTGCGATAGTAGCCGTTGATGAAGCCCGCCGGCTTCTTCTTCAAGTCCATGAGCTTGGAGTCCTCCACTATCTCGCGGGACAGCGAGAAAGAATTCTTCCATGTCATGTGCTCGAGGAACTTGCTGTAGCTTTCCTGCATGCCGTCAACGGGGTATTCGCCGTTCTCGCCTACGGGCTGGAAGCCCTCCATACCGGTCATCGAGGTGAACTTTTCGCCCCAGTGAACGGATTTGCCGGGAGAAAACAGCCCGTCAATCATCGACTCCTGTTCCCACGCTTCGGCTCTCGCCTCAATGAACATTCTGATAGGTGCCTGAGACTTGCCGAATATGCTGTCTTGAAGGCCGGAGCCTTCGGTGAATGTAATATTAGCCATTGTTTTTTACTCCTTCTCTATGGGATTAGAACCGCACATGAACCGCACATGTACGGTGCTTCCGGTAGCAGTGCCGCTGAAATAAACCACTTCGGCGACGCCGCTTGTGGTAGTAGCCGTGACCTGCATGCCGGACGTGTCGTGCAGCGTCACCTTGTCGCCGCGGTTAATCGAGGTGAACGCCGCTGAGTTGGTTGTCTCGAATATCATGTCCTTCTGCACCCTTATAACGGGGATAATGTCACCCGCGGTACATGCGGACGAACGCTCGCACATAGAGATATATGTCGGCGCTGTGGTGCCGGTAGCAATGGCAAGGTTGCCGTTTGTCTGGGTCAGCGCCATGCCTACCTTGGGAGTGATGGCGCCGCAGGGCAGATACTCTATGCCCGGCACTCTGCCATCATCTGTGGAATGTACAAGAAACATTTTTCGTTTGCTCCTTTACTGCAAAATTAAAGCAGGGGGTGTCAGCCCTGCCCGATAGATTTTTTGTACTTGTCGTAGTATTTTTGGATATCCTCAACGGTAGCTTCCGGATTGAGGACGCGAAACTCTTTGATTATGTCGTTTGAAACACGTTCGGTTCCGCCACCGCGCTGTGTCGTGCCTTGAAGATGGTCCTTGTTCGACCGCTTATTCAGCTCCGCCTGCACTCCCTTTTTGACGCGCTGAGCGATAGCCGCTTCACGCAGTTTGTCAGCGTTGACGAGGGTATAGGCGTGCGTCAGGCTGTAGCCCCGCTTGACTAAATCCACACACTGAGGGAAACACTCGGCTTTCGACAAGTCCTCAAGGCTCTTTATGCTGTCGTCCAGCTTCGAGATTTCCTCAACTTCCTTGTCGATCCTCGCTCTCGCGTCGGCCTGCCGCTGCATAGCGTCACGCCTGCGGGCTTCCTCAGCCGCGGCTCTCGCCTCCACTACAGCAGGGTGTTGCGCCACTATCTCGGCGATTGTATCTCCGGATATCCCAGCGCGTTTCAGCTCCCGTTCTCTGCGCTCCGCGTTTTCTCTTTCTGCTTCCTCGTCGCGCTGCTTGACATATGCGTCAAACTGGGCTTTGGTAGTTATCGGGCTGCCGGTGTACGGGTTGACGAAACCCGATTTAGCAAATACGTCATTTACGGCGGCCTCCGTCTCTGCCTTCGCCTGCGCGATAGCGGCGTCACGTTCACGCTCCGCTTTTCTTCTGGCCGCGGCGTACGCGGCGTTCTCCTCCGGGGTCTGCGCTGTCTTCTGCTTGGGTTCAGGTTCTTCTTCCGGCTCCTGCTTCTGCGTATCTTTTGGTTCCTGCTTCGGCTCGGCTGGCTGTTTCGCCTGCTCCGCGGTCTTCTCTGTCTCTGTGGGCTCCTGCTTTGGTTCTTCTTTGGGCTCCTGCTTTGGTTCTTCTGCCGGTGTTTGTTCCGGCTCCTTGGGTGTCAGTCCGAACAGTTCAAGATAATCAATATCCATGGTTTAACCTCCTGATTTTTACGCTTTTCAATGCGAAAATATTTCTCCGTCTTACGCGCGGAGATCAGTGCCCTTTTTAACTTTGCTTGTAGGCTTCTTTCCCGCGGGTTTAATGGGAGCCTCTACCTTCTGGGCTGCGTTGTTGGAAATCTTGCCGATGTACCCGCTCTTCTCTTTGGCCATGTTTTTCACCTCCTGCTTGCTATTTGGATTTTTGCGCTATTCCATGCGTATATAACAAACGCCCCCTATGCAGGGAGCGAAAAGTTACGGTATGAATCTGGGCTGCGCCGTCTCCTGCGGCATAATCGGTATCGGAGCCCGTTGCTGCATCATCTGCTGTTGTTGCGCCCGTTGCATCATTTGCGCTTGCGCCTGATCCATCATCTGCTGTTGCTGTTGCTGCTGCATCAGCATATAGTTCTTGGTGTCGGCCGCTCCGGGGTAGTGGAGCAGCTCCATCTTAGTCCAGAACAGTATCAATGTGTTGATGTCCTGCGGGTTGCCGAAAGCGCCTGTCTGCAGGTTGTTTCTCGTCTCCTGCCACATGGTCTCGCGGTTGTTCGCAAGCGTCGCCGCGGTGTCAGTTGAAAACAGAAAGTTGTCGTTCCAGTAGTACTCGCCGGCGTCGTCTCGTTCGAGGAAATCATAACGACGAAAGGCTTCATACTTGGAATTGCCCCGCACGTCTGTCGCCACCACAGGCCGCGCCTCGTCGGCGTAGGCCAGCTTAAACTTGAATATCGCCTCAAACAGCGTAGCGTACGCCGCGTGCTTCATCACTCGCTTCGACTCAAGCCGCCCCGCAGACTGCGCCGCCGCGAACTGTTTAGCCTTGCCGCTTGTCGCCGTAGCGTCCTTGCGTCCCTGGAATGAATCAGTTATGCCGATTATCTGACGCGCTTCTTCGTACACCTGGTTCAGGTATACGAGCGGCTGCTCTATGTTGCCCTGCATATCAAGCACGTTTATCATGCTTATATCCTGCGGGGTCTTAATGCGGATAGGCTTCATCTCGTCCGTATCCATCCTGATGGACGGGTCTGTCGGCAGCGTCATGTAGCTGCCCGACTTGATTAGCTGGGTGATAATCTTGGTCTCTATCCGGTTAATGGTGTTCTGGTGTGTCTCCAGCTTGTCGGCGTCGCTGTCGCCGAGGAACCGCCCGTATACGCTTACGTTTTTCTGCAGAACAACGGGGTATATGTTGGGCTTGTAGTAGGGGATCATGTTCGGTGTAATTCCCTGCCGCGTCTCGCCGGTCTCGTCGTCGGTAACGGTGCCCATCTGCGCGCCGGAGATCATGGTGCCGTCGGCCTTGAGGATCTCGCCGTATACTGTCTCCATGTCCTCAACCATGTCCTCAAGCTTCGCGCCGCATTTGTCGCATTTTGTCGCTTTCTCATCGCCGTTGGTGGCTCCGCAGGACGTACACCGCCTGGCGCGCCTTGCCTGATAGTCATCGTAAGATGCTATCTCAGTATCTCCAGCCCACGAATACAGGCCGATGCCTCCGTTTTCATTGCGATAGTACGCTATATACTGGGTGATAAGCTCGTCCGACGGGTCGTCACCGCCGACGGCTCTGATGTCAGGCTCGGTCTCCGCCTCGTCCTGCACTTTGACGCCGTAGCGCTTGTATATGTGCTCCTTGGTCTGGGTCAGTTTAACAAAGATGTAATCCATCTCCTCTATGCCGCCAAGCACCCCGGGCTGGGGGATCACCTGTTTCGGGTGCAGCGCCGTCAGCGTCACCTCTCCCGTGGTGGTGTGCGTGCCCTCCGTGTTGTCCCACTCAATTAGCCACAGACCGCCGCCCTGCAAGGGGACGCAACGCTCCATCATGTCGTTAAGGTACTCCGTCGGCAGCCGGTCAAGCTCGTTGCGGAGCATATCCTCAATCATCTTAGCAAGCGGCTGGTCTTTCTCATACCGCGCCGTGACCTTAGGCATTGGGATAGTACTGTCAACCTGGCTCTCAATCAGCTCCGCCACGATGTTTCTAACATGCGCAGCTTGCGTAGTTTTCTCACCCTCGGTTACGGCGGTAATCTCTCTCGTGCCTCTGTACAGCTGCTCACGCCTGTCCATGCGAGACAGCTCGGCGGAGTATTCCTCTTCCGCTTTTGCCAACCGCTCTTGCCACATCGTCAGGTCTTTGTTTGTCATACATCAGTCTCCTTTACTTCGGTTCTCCCCATTTGCTTATCAGGTACCGCCGGTCATCCTCGCTTGCTCTCCTGTAGTCTTCCCACATGGATTCTGACCACGCGGCTGTAGTCGCGCTCTGCGCCTCTACCGTGTACCGCATGTGCGGACGCACGTACTCCGCTATCGCAAACGCCATCACAAGGTCATCATGCGCGCCCTCGGACGCCTCCGGCCGGAAACGCTCGTTGCGGACAAACGTCAGCATCTCATGTATCGTCCGCTCGTCGTGGACTATACCCGGATCCTCTCGCACAGCCTTGATAAGTCCGGCTATAATCACAGGCCGCGACTTGGAATCCGTCCGGAAACCGAACGCCCTGCGAAGCTTGTGAGTGTAATCGTCTATCTCCTCTCGCATATACATGCGCGGGTATCGCATGCGCTCAAGCTCCAAAACTGTGTAGCTTGAAAAGTTAATCTCCGGCGCAAGGAGCGCCGTGTTGTAAAAATACCCCAGCGCCGCCAGCTGCTTTGCAAACAGATCCTCATCGTATCTGCGGTGCAGCACTGCCACCTGCTCACCGGTGCTGTTATCTAAAACTACAGCCGCAAAGTAGTCGCTGCCCTCTCCGGCGGTGTCTGCCCCAATAACGTAGGGCTTGCCCGGCTCCGGCGGGGAAAATACCCTGATGAAGCCGTCGATGTTGTCCTCAACGAACTTATCGTCCTCAAAATATCCCACCATCACCTTGCGGCTCTTGTCTGCTCGGAGCTCCGCCAGACGCCCTTGCAAAGCCTGGGAGTTGAACACAGACTTACCCAACACGCCCCACTGCCCAAGGCAGTAGACGCTGTAGTAGTACTCGTCGGTGTCCTTAAACGCCTCCAGGGTGCGGATAGATTCAGCGTCTAAAAATCGGTTATCGCGGTAGGTAGTCTCGTGGGTTTTTACCCGGTCGTCCGGCTCGTCGAAAAATCGCCGCTTTAGCCAGTGCTCTATGCTCACGGGATTAAACGTCAAAATAATCTGCTTGTAGTACTCCGTCTGCCCGCGCAGACGGATATCCAACTGGTTAAAATCCGTTTCCTCGATCTCGGACGCTTCTTCAATCCATATCCCCGTGATGGCGTATATGGATTTTAGTTTTTCGACGTCGTCAAGCCCGGCAAAAATAAATTCTGCGCCATGCGGAAACGTGATCGTCATATCGCTTTGATTTACCCTGATTTCCACTTCCGGGTAATGCTCCCGGATCTGCCCCATCAGCTGGGGGAAGCAGGATTGCCGGAGCGTCCGCGCCACTTTGCGGCACACTAAAAACCGGTGCGGCCGCCTGGTTTCTGACATGCACCGCTCTATCAGTTTCCGCCCGGCAAAGATGGACTTGCCAGATCCGCCGCCGCCCTTAAGCACAAGGTGCCGGTGCTTATCGGTATAAAGGGGCATAAAGCTATCGTTTGACGTGTCCCGCAGCTGCCGGTACCACTCCGCCGCCATCGCCGCCCGGGCATACGCGGTATCACTTGCCGCCGCCATCGCCGCCATCTCCGGCCTCCAGCCCCTCCGCCGTAGCGCGTATCAGCGCTATCCGCGCATCTATATCCATGTCCGATATGTCTAATTTAGTAGACACGTTAAGGTCTATATTCTCCGCCGGCTTCTGCCCGGTAATCTCCGCCAGCCATTCCCGGGCCCGCTGATCCCCTTGGCTGGCCTGGAGGGCGGCGGTAAGTACGATTTTTGTTCCAACAGAAATGTTTAATTTATTTGCTTCGGCAAAGTTTTCTACGTCCTCCAAAGTCATCAACGCCCCTTCTTTTAGGGGCATTTCTAAAACTTTTTGAGCCTCTGACCGAAAAGTTTTAGCTTTTTCTTTATTTTCCGCGGTCTTTCTGCCGCCTTTTGCGCCCATCTCGGCCGCTCTGCGATCGCCGGCTTTAAACTGTGTCGCCGGATTTCCGCGCTTCAAATTCTGTATATTCGCCACAAACATCACCGCCTTTCAATTCATCACTTTGCACAAAAAATATTATAATCTTTGGTTATTCTGCATATTGACAGCGTAGCTACATCGTGTTATAATGTAGTCACAAGATAAAGAGACCCAATCGGTACCCGGCGCCACCAAGTCCGGGAGAAAAGGAGTATGAAAATGAAAACCTATGCAGTCATTCGGGAAAATCGTTACAGCGAGAGCGAGCTTTTTTTGTTCGCAACTAAGAAGGAGGCGCTTGCGTGGGCAGCAGATTACTGGGAAAGCGTTGAAAAACGTATATACGGCAGCAATGATCGAGAGCTGCGCGAAAACTTAAAAGCCTTCTTCGTGTGTAAAATTGCATTCAAAGCCCCAGCGTTCGGCGCGGATGGAGAGAATTATAGCAACGTCGATTGGAACTCCGTTGAGATCGTAAAGCCGTATATGAAGCCGCCGTCCGACGATGCAGATGAGGCGTTGTTCGCCTTGCGTGAGGCCATTGAATACGTGGGCGATGCGGCATCCTGGAACATGTACAACGAAGACGACCAATTGTGGGGGATTATCAATACATCCTCAGATTGCGGCGACAATGAGCTCATGGAAGCGCTTCATGAGGCCGGACTGCCGCCTCTCGAATGGGAGTGCGACATGAAGGACTACTGGACACGATCTACCGTAGAGTTCGACTTCCTTGAAGACCCCGACGGGGAGTGGAGCGACATTGACCGGAGCGACCTGGAACAGGTCGAGGCGCGCGATATAGCGATGGAGGACGCTAAGTTAAATGCCCTTAACGACTTAGATGACCTTATGAGAAAGTGGAGGGCTGCCGCCATTAACTACCTGCGTGGTATTGACAACGAGTTCAGAACTTTTTATGGTGATTAATATGGATAAGACGCTGCGCGAGATCGCCGAATCCCAACACCGGAGCATGTCTAACCTTATCGAACTGGCAGAGGTAAATCCGGGCAAAAAATAAAATTCTAAAAAGGAGAAAAGAAAAAGGATAAGGAGACCCAATCGGTACCCGGCGCCACCAAGACCGGGAGAAAAGGAGTATGAAGATGAAAAATACAAACAACATGAGCATCCGAGACATCATCCAACAGTTGATCAAAAAAAATGGATCAACGGAACACGACGGCCACACTTACGCCCTGACGCAGCCCGCGTATATCGACGGCGCGCACGAAGTCCCCTATTACCGGGCGATGGCAATCCGGACAGACTGCACCCCGGACCAAGACGAATGCGTACCATCCTATGGAATTACATGGACCGTGACAGACCCGGACATCCTCGCCGGCACCGGCGACGACGAATCCAACGCATGTGACTGGGAGCACCCTGCGAGCGTTGTACCGTACATCGACAACGCTCAGGCTGACAAACTTCGACAGACTTTGTTTATCGTGATGGAAAACTACGAGATAGCTGAAAGCTCCTTTCACACTCCGCACGAGCCAACGAACGAAGATTTAGTAAACGGCTTTTTGTCAGCAAAAAGAATCGAGGGCTGTTCAGAAAAGTCCTTGACGTACTATAAGAAAACGATTGATGCTATGTTGGTGGCGATAGGAAAAGGAGTGTCGCATATTACAACTGATGACCTCCGTTCCTATCTCACCGGCTATCAAGCCGAAAAAAATTCAAGCAAGGTGACGATAGACAATATCCGCAGAATACTGTCCAGCTTCTTCTCTTGGCTTGAAGATGAGGACTATATTTTGAAAAGTCCGGTTCGCAGAATCCATAAAGTGAAGTCTGCATCAACCATTAAGGAAACCTATTCTGACGAGGCTTTGGAGACGATGCGTGATAGCTGCGAAAATCTGCGAGATTTAGCATTGATTGATATTCTTGCCTCAACAGGTATGCGTGTGGGTGAGCTTGTACTGCTCAACCGTGACGATGTAAACTTTGAGGAGCGAGAATGTGTTGTATTCGGCAAAGGCAGCAAGGAACGAATTGTGTACTTTGATGCTCGTGCCAAAATACATCTGCAAAACTACTTGAATGCAAGAAACGACGACAATCCTGCTCTCTTTGTTTCGCTGAAAGCACCGTACAACCGTTTGAAAATCGGCGGTGTTGAAGTTCGTCTGAGAGAGCTTGGTAAAAAGCTGAATTTGCCTAAAGTTCATCCACATAAATTTAGGCGAACCTTGGCAACGATGGCGATAGATAAAGGGATGCCCGTGGAACAACTTCAGCGACTTCTCGGACATCAACGAATAGATACGACCTTGCAATACGCAATGGTCAAGCAGAGCAATGTCAAGATTGCTCACCGAAAATACATTGGATAGGAGACCAGCTATGAACTATACCAATACTCCAATTAACAAAATAGGAAAAGTCGTAACAGGAAAAACTCCATCTACTTCAATTTCCGAATACTATGATGGTGACATTATGTTCATTACCCCTACGGAGCTTCACTCTGATTATGTTGTCACAAAATCAGAAAAGACAATATCGCAGAAAGGGTTTGACAGTATAAGGAGTAATACAATATCTGGAACAAGCGTGATGGTCGGTTGTATCGGATGGGATATGGGAAACGTCGCTGTATGCAAAGAAACCTGCGCTACAAATCAACAGATAAATTCTGTTACCGATATTGCTCCCGAATACAACCCAATGTATTTGTATTATTGGCTGAAAACAAAGAAAGAATATTTGTTTTCCATCGCCTCCGTGACACGAACTCCTATTTTAAGCAAAAGCACATTTGAGGAAGTTCTTGTTCCGGTTCCGTCTAAGAAAGTCCAAGATGCTGTATCTAATGTGCTGACCTCAATAGACAAAAAAATTGCAAGCAACAGTCATATAAATGATAATTTACAGCAGATGGCAAAGACCATCTACGATTATTGGTTCACACAATTTGACTTTCCGAACGAGGACGGCAAGCCTTACCGTTCCTCTGGCGGTCAAATGGTGTGGAACGACGAGCTGAAACGTGAAATCCCTGTCGGGTGGTCATCTGCATCCATTGTGAAAAATTCTCTTTCAACTGTGATAAAGCCTGGCGTAGACTTTTTTGGTCGGAAGGAATATCTCGCAACAGCCGAAGTAAACGGAACAAGCATATCTACCGGTAGCATTGTTGAATACGCCACAAGAGAAAGCCGAGCTAATATGCAACCTACCGTGAATAGCGTTTGGTTTGCCAAGATGAAAAACAGCGTGAAGCATCTGTATCTCAACGCAGAAATGCAACCATTGATTGACAGTACGATTTTGTCAACTGGTTTTTGTGGTATTCAATGCACCGAGTTGTCCTTTGAGTTCATTGCTTCCTTCATTGAAAGCAGCTACTTTGAAACCATTAAAGATATTCTTGCTCACGGAGCTACGCAAGAAGCTGTCAATAATGAAGATATGGACGCTATTCGCTTTGCAGTTCCTACAGACAATATCCTTACGAAATATCACGAAGCCACACGAGGTATGTATGCTCAAATCAGCAAGAACATCTGTGAAAACCGAAAGCTCACGGCTTTGCGAGATTGGTTATTGCCGATGCTGATGAATGGGCAAGCCACCGTCAACAATTAAGCCGCTAAATTATCATTTATATGACTGTTGCTTGCAATTTTTTTGTCT